TATTTGCGTTTGCTCGTTTTGCTTTTTCAACCATTGCATATAGTCACTTTCTCGCGGAACGCCTCCGAGATTTGCTTTAGAAACACCAGTCATTCTTTTAAAATACACCGCAATATGTGACCTGCATCGTGGATGCAACGGCGGATGAGGTAAGTCTTCGTATTTACCTTCTTTACCGCTAAGCGTCTGACATATAACCGATGTCCTAGAGTCAAGCACCGCAACAAATTGCCCGTACATAACAAGACCAGAGGTGTTTAATATGTTAAAATTATCTATGACTGCGGATTGTGCAGCTATGATTGAACTATTAACAACTGAATTGAGTTGATTAACACTTGTGTTTAAAACGCCATCTTGATATTTATTCTGTTGCGTACCCGTTATTGAATTAACTATCTCTGTATTAGTTTGATTCTGACTTAGTCCATAGCGTAATGTCTGCGTAATTCTTTTTATGTCAGCGTTAGACGCTATGTCAAAGTTATCTGTGAAAAGATTTCCGACGATCATCATAGCTAAGAAATAATTATAAACACTGGCATTTGTAGGAATTTCAGGCTTATAGTAATCACCATAAATTATATCTTGCTGGGTTTCTTTTTCTTCTTTTATGAAATCTTTTATAAGTGACAATGTTTGCTTCTGTATACTATCATATTGAGATTTACGTAATCTAGTTATATCTTTTTCTAATCTATTAAGTGCACTTAAATTTTTCTGTAATAAGAAATTAAAATTGTCTCCTGTTGAGTACTCAGCAAGAAACGATAATATTAAAGCCCTAAGTTCTTTTATGATGTATATGCCAATTAATGTATCTGACAAAACATTTGCGTTCGTGCCTGCAAAGTCAACTACGTTACTTTGATGTGATAAAGATTTATCGAATATTTGCTGATTTATCGTAGTCATTACAACTCATTTTTTTCTTGTGCTATTCTTTGTAACTCTTCGTCATAGCTGTATTTAGTTATACCTAAATCTTTAGCTCTATCATGCAAGCTTTGTTTTGATACAATTTCATTAATTGTAAGTCCGGATGCTTTCATAAGATCATCAACATCTTGAATCTTAGAGCTAAACTCATCGAAACCTGAAAACGTGACATCTTTATAAGATGGATTACCTATGATAAAGGATAAATCTTGTAAAACTTTTGTGTATTGCTGTGATAGTTGATAAATAATTGATTTAAGTCCAATTTCAGCCATTAATCTTCTTTGAATTAATGACTCTCCAGACTCTTTCGCACCACCAACATCTAATAATTTGCCCGCATATGCTTGAGCCAATGCGATATCGTGATCAACTTTTTGTTTTACAAACTCAGCACCTGTTTGCATCTCTATAAGTTTTGCATCGGCATCGCTTTTAGAAGTTGTAGTTGATACAAAGTTATTGGCGCCAAAGTTGACATTTTCTAGTTCTCTTTGATTAAACCCCATGAACAACAACATAGGGTCACCTTTAGTCGCAACTAATTTGTTCCAGATTGCCACGTTTCTATAAATATGTAAGCACAAATGAGCAACTGGAGACAACGGGGAATTGCGTATTTCATCATTCAAATTATACGTGGTCAATAAATAGAAAGGCACAAAACTAAGGGAATTGCCCTTATACCTCGGCTGTCTAGCTGTAATCAGATTATAATCTTTATCTCGTAATTCTTGTGTGTATACCCCATCAATCAAACGTAACATTAAATAGTTATACTCATCATCATAAGTCAACGTATCTTCATTAAATGTTTCATATCTCTGACAAATAACCGCAAAATCTACATTCCCTTTTTGGTCTATATGCCAGTCGATTATATCTTCAGTTTTATAACTTAAAAGTTTTACTCCAAGTTTGCTATCATCAATCTCTATTAAAGCGCCAACTCGACCCATCGACAGTATTTCTCGCAATGACTTAAAATAAAAGTCATTAATCATGGCGCTTGAGTCTTCTAAAGTTTCCTCGGGCGTAATAACATTTTCCCCCGATGCTGCCAGCCCTAACATTGCATTCAAAGCTTGAGTTGTCAGTTCAGGGAAATCCGTCATTTTTAAAAACCGATCGTAATAATTATCGCAATTATCCCCTGTTTTTTTTAAATTATTAGGGAATTTAAGATACTCAGTGCCACGACTTTTAATTTTCGTATTTCCGCGCAATGCGTCACGCAAAAATCTCCATTCGTATTGAAAAATTTGATAGTCGTTGTTGCTTCTTTGTTCGAATGACATTTATAATCCCCAGGCTCTATAGCCTACTTTAACAATGTTTTCGTTGTGTAATCGCCCAAATGTTAAATATCTAAAACTATCTATTATATGATCAATGCCTGACGATTTGTCTGGCTCTCCTTTTTGATCATACGTCTGCTGTTCTAGTGCACTGATTAGTTTTTTACATTTCTTTGATAGTATAATCTTATTCTCATAAAATGCAATGTTGCACGAATTTATAGTATCTCTAACTCTTGGATTCCCAGAGTTATTATATACAACATCATAAAAACCAGCATTTTGAAGTATTCCGATATCTGAAGTGCTGCTTGATGAGTGACGATTTCTCCCACTCGCGTCAGGGTAAATAGTAGCCATAGAAAGATTTCTAACTTTACGATGTATCTCTTTAACTAAATCTTCCGTGTCATAAGCGTCGACAATCTCATCAATTACAATTAATCTCCTTTGATCATCTTCTATTGCTATTACTGCTGCCATATGCTGTATATTGAAATCACATCCTATATACACTTTGTGGTGCATCTCGATATTATAAATCACATCAATTACATGTTTATTTCTGTCGAATTGCTTATAAACTGACCCACGCTCTAAATTTACAAACTCAGCATGAAAATATGCCCTTTTTAATTCTTCTGGTAAATGATCGTTTTTAGCAACAAAATCTTCGACATCAATAAAAGGATTGGACCACACGTCTGCTTTTATAAGTTTCCTACGCGGGTGATTCTCCCCAATTACAGCAGGGTCAAAGTGTTTGTACGCGAACTTAAACCCTTCAGGCGTTCCCGTAAGATTAACCCTGCACATATTGAAGAAGTATTGGCGATCGCTATCAGCAACACGCAATCTACCAAATAGTTGATTAAATGCAGCTGTCATGACCGATTCTCGAATTCTATCGAACTCATCAATATGAATGCTTGCGCAGTTAGATGCCATGATTTTAGATGCATCAGTTAAGCTGAGAAATCTTATTGCGCCGTAGCCAGGGATTGTTAAAACTTTGGGCTTACCAATAAAAGTGCAATTAACGTCTATTTCAAGACCGTAGAGAGGAAGAATTTCAAAAAGTGTAGGATAGGCAGCCGTCTCTAACAATTCGTGTGACGGCTCGTAAAACATCACTTGATACTTTGGGAACGGTACACGTAAACGATTCTGTATAGCTTTGTGTAAGTTTGTTACCGTTTTACCGCTACCGAAACTGCCAACAAACGCAGTAATCTCATGCGTAGAACTTATGAACTCTAATTGTTTTTCACTGAAATTGATTTCAAGATTCTGAGGTATCGTCATCTTTCACATATAACTTATTGATAATTTCATATTTCGGAATACTATCGCCTGACATTTCAATCTTATCTGTTTTATCCCAGACATCGGGTTGAACTCTTTCTAGATACGCGATAGCATGCATTGACGATACTAAAGCTTTCTCCTCAGCCTGCTGTGCTATTCTAGATTTAACATACTCTACCGTGTCTTTGAATTCGTTGTCAGGGAAATTTAAAAGTGTCTTTAAAGAAAAACCCAAATGATAAGCAAGTCCGTTAAGAGTCATCACTTTTTTACACTCTTCATGGCTACTTATATAAGCGTCAACAGCTTCTTTAAAACTTTCTACGCTGTCAAAATTGACATTTCTATAGTTTTTCACATGTTATATCCTTTGATCACATAGCATAAAGTATAACACATGATTTTTTATTTATCGATTTTTCCGCATTGTCAACACCTCATTTCGTTAATTTTTAGTTGTCCCCCTGATTAGTTGAGATTGACCCTTTTGTGTTTTTATCGTAGTTGCATATACAATTTAAAGGACTTTTTCAGAATAAGTAAAAAGTGTCGATTTACCGGGATTTTGACGATTTTCAGTGAATTCTCTCTCAGAGGCTTCTGTATATATAATTTATACGATTTTCGCGATTCCTGAAACCCGCATAAAATAAGGGCTTGAGGGGTGCTGTATATAGAAATATAAAATATAAATTTTTTCACTTCTTCCTATAAAAAAACGTATTTTTTAAAAATAAATGGTGGTGACTTTTTCTTATATTCTTATATTTTTATATTTATTTATATCTAGAATAATATATATATTAATAATAAGTAAATAAGTAATAAAATAATAAAATAATAATAATAATTACTACGATTTTAAAATACGAAAAAATATCAAAAGAAAAATGAAATATACGATAACTGTCTACAGAGTTTTCTATGCAATTTTTTACGATTTATAGAATATATAAAAAACTATATAGATTTTACACAAAATTTTGAAGAACTATTTTAATAAAAAAATTTATATACAAGCTTGAAAAGATTAAAAAAGGGGATTATTCTATTA